TGATGCCCGAATTGACATCGGCGCCATCAGCGTGGGCGATGTCGAGATCAAGAACGACAACGGCAATCCCATCCCCACGATTCAGGGGCTGGAGATTCCGGCTCATGATTACATCGGCCTGACCTATACCGGCGACAACCTGACCGGCGTGGTCTACAAGGACGGTGGCTCGGGCGGCACCACGGTGGCCACGCTGACCTTGGCCTACGACGGCAGCAGCAACCTCACTTCCGTTACCAAGAGCTGAGGTCTGACCCATGGGCATCAAGTACGTCTTTAATCCAACGACCGGCAACCTCGACGCCACAAGCGTTGAAACCCCAGCTGGCAGTGACACGCAGGTTCAGTTCAACGATGGTGGCAGCTTCGGCGGTGATTCTGGCCTGGTCTTCAACAAGACCACAAACAAGCTGACCGCAGGCGGCGACGTTGAACTCAACGATGGGGGCAGCTTTACCACCACGCTGCAAACCGTCACCCCGACCGCTAACCGCACCATCAGCTTTCCGGATGCCACTGGCACCGTTGGCTTAGTTGCAGGCTCCTCGGGCCAGGTCGTTTACAACAACGCTGGCGCTTACGCCGGGGTCAGCACGATGACCTTTGACGGCACCAGCGTGACGCTGGCTGGCCGTTTGATCAACAGCTACACCAGCCTGGCCTCCAGCCCCGCCAAGGTCTTCACCGGCACTTGGTTCACGGGTGGCACCAGCACCACGACCAAGCCGCACTTCCTGATCGAGCCCAGCGGCGCCACGTCCACCGCCTGGAGCACCAGCGGCACGGGCCTTGGCGTTAATGCGGCGAGTGGGTTTACGGGGAACCTGCTGGATCTGCAGGTGAATGGGTCAAGCCAGTTCTCCGTGAATCCAAGTTCCGGCGTAAATCTTTTAACTACCGGGTCGGGAAGCGGAGCAATTTTCACATCTACCAATGCTTTAGGCAACGCATCAGGATCAAGCGTCAATCTCTATACCTCACTTGCCCCAAATGCGGCGGATCAAAGATTAGGTCAGTGTCTCTTTGGTTCAACGTCTGGAGCAACGAGAAACAGTGCTGCTGTAACTGCATTTTCTGAAGGATCGTGGACACTGGGCACTTCACACCCGACCTATATTGTTTTTGCAACAACTGCTTCTGGTAGCGCAACAAGATCTGAGCGATTGCGTATTACGGCCGCTGGTGCGCTTCAACTAGCAGATGCGAGTGACATTGCAGTAGGCACCACCACAGGTACCAAGATCGGCACGGCCACCACGCAGAAACTGGGCTTCTACAACAAGACCCCGGTGGTTCAGCCGACTGCTGTGGCAGACGCCACGGATGCCGCTACCGCAATCACTCAACTCAACGCACTCCTTGCTCGGATGCGTGACCTTGGCCTCATCGCTACCTAATCATCATGGCTTCTTTCACAATCACAATTGACGACACCCTGGCCCCCGGCATTATTGCCACGGCCTCCCTTGAAGGCAAAACGCCTGAAGAGGTTGTTGGGGAGTACGCCACCAGCATGGCCACCAAGGTGTGCCAGGACCTCAAGGTGGGCCCCTATTACGTCGGCCCGATCCCGCCCCAGTTCAACGCTGACGGCAGCCCCTATGTGGCACCCATTGTTGATAACGAGCCAGCCCTCGACAACAACGACACTAATCCTGGGGGTGACGTATGACGTTGCTCGTTCGGCCTGGCTTTAACGGCATGACCGATGCCGATGCCATGGCCTACGTCGCCGCTGTTGAAGCTGCCGATGGCCAGCTCTTGGAGTTTGCTGTCGGCAAGGCCATCAACGATTTTGTGGTCGGCTGCAAGCTGGACGGCATTTGGTCAGCTATTAAAGCGAGCTGCATCTTGGCTGGAGCCCGAACTTTGGCTGGGGCTTTGGTCCCGTTGGCGGGCACGGCGCCTACTAATTTCAACTTTGTCTCTGGCGATTACAACCGCAAGACGGGCCTGGTAGGGAATGGAAGCACTAAGTACCTGAACAGCAATAGGAATAACAATGCTGATCCGCAGAACAGCAAGCATATTTCACTTTGGGTGTCAACAATTGCAACCACCTCGCCAGTTCCGGCATATGTAGGGGGCGACGGAGTGTCAGGATCCACTCAAATTTTAGACAATGCTGGGCTTGCGTATCGACTTAACAGCTCCTCTGGAGAAACCATAGGCGCCGCTTTTGCTACTGGGTTCACAGGCATTTCTCGCGCAAGTTCCGCTAGTTCCACAAACAGAAGCAGTGGCGCCACACGAGTAAGCAATGTTTCTAGCGCAGCTCCTACCAACGAAGCTCTATTGCTCTACATTAGAAATAACTTATCCGGAGTTAGCTATGCCAACGCCCGCCTAGCTTTCTACTCCATCGGCGAATCCCTAGACCTCGCCCTCCTCGACACCAGAGTCTCCGCCCTCATCACAGCCTTCGGAGCCGCCATCCCATGACCGACACACAAGTTTTTAACACTAGGAGGTGGCAGCCATGAGCCCGATCTACGTGCCAGGGAAGGTGGTGCTGCGCCAAACGTGGCAACCGATGGACACTGACGCTGCCGCCTACATCACAGCGGTGGAGACGGCAGACGGCCAGGCGCTGGAAGAGAAGACCAAGATCGCCATTGATAACTTTGTGCTGGGCTGCAAGGCGGATGGGATCTGGAGCGCTATTAAGGCGAGCTGCATCTTGGCTGGGGCTAGGACTTTGGCTGGGGCCTTGGTCCCCTTGGCCGGCACGGCTCCGACTAATAACAACTTCGTCTCTGGGGATTACAACCGGAAGACGGGCGTAGTGGGGGATGGCGCTACAAAGTATCTCAATAGCAACCGCAATAATAATGCTGATCCGCAGAATAGCCGGCATCTGGCATTAAATTTAAGCAGCGCAGGCTCAGGAGCCGCTTCGCTTTTAATAGGCTGCGGCACAGGGTCCGATCTTGGAAGATCCACTATTGCAAGGGTTTACACGGGTGGCAGCGCTCCTGAGGACGCCTTTAGAATTGCTAGCTCAACAGCTTCCTTTGTACGTGGCAATCCGGTTGGGTTTTTGGGAGCTACCCGCACTTCATCGGCTAATGTTGTCGCAAGAAGCGTAGGGGCAAATACTACGTTTAGCCAAACTTCTGAAACTCCGCAGAATGAAAATATTGGGGTTCTTGCCCGTACAACTGCGGCAAGCTACGCAAACGTGCGTACAAACTTCTACTCCATAGGCGAATCCCTAGACCTCGCCCTGCTAGATGCCCGCGTCACCGACCTAATCAACGCATTTGGAGCAGCCATCCCATGACTTACCTCCTAGACACTGCCACTACGACGCCCTGGAGGATGGTGCCATGAGTTGGGTTATTACGCCGTCCAACCTCCTCGTCGATGACCAAGACGCCCTGACCTACCTGGCTGCGGTAGAGGCTGCCGATGGACAAGCGCTGGAGTCCGCCACCCGACTGGCGGTGAACGCCTTCGTGAAAGGCTGCAAGGCTGATGGTATTTGGCCTACGATCAAGTCCAGTTGCATCCTTAGTGGCGCCAGAACGCTAAGTGGGGCGCTGGTGCCTTTGGTTGGGACGGCTCCGACAAACTTTAACTTTGTAGCCGGGGATTACAACAGGAAAACAGGACTAGCCGGAAATGGAAGCACAAAATATCTAAACAGCAATCGACTAGCCTCGTCCTTGCCTACCAATAGCAACCACATCTGCGCCTACATTTCCGCAGTAAGCAACGATTGCGCCATTTTGGGACAAGGCGCAGCAACTAGCGGAGCATTGATGGCCGGGTATGCAGCGAGCACCAGCAACGCTGGCGCCAGGAATGCAACCAGCACTTATAACGCTCACAGTAATACGACAACTTTGCCAAACCTTTGCGGCACTTCTAGATCGTCATCTGGCTCGTATTCCGTGTGGAATGGAGGATTAAATCAGGCTTTTAGTGCAGCATCAACTTCCCTTAATGCTAATAATGTATTGGTTTTTGCGGAAAACAACCTCAGTGGCACTGCAGCGGTCAGCCTTGCCAACGCCCGCCTCGCCTTCTACTCCATCGGCGAATTCTTAGACCTTGCCCTGCTGGATGCCCGCGTCACCACGCTGATCAACGCCTTAGCCGCAGCCATCCCGTAGAGCAGTCGTAGTGTCCCCGTCTAGACGCAAACGATGGAACCTCAAACGCCAAACAGTGGAACCTTATGCAGCAAACGATGGGACCTCGTAGAGACCACCACTAGCCAGCGCGGTCCGTGCTATCAATGAGGTGGGCCGGCGAGTTGCAGCTCCCGGCCCAGTTCTCGCCTGCCGATCGGGCCCTGCTGGATCACCTGAAACAGGAGCTGCGGGAAGCGACGCAGTAACGCTGCAGCAAGTTGGCGGACGGATTGCTTGACATTTGCCCGCTGCCGGATCTATAAATAGGAAACGGGAGAGATCCCACCGAACCAAAGCCATGCTCTACCAAGCGATTTTCGTCAACAAAAACGGCGATGCCATCCGTGTTGACCGCGTGACTGCGGCAACACCTGAGGAAGCCAAGGCAGCCGTTAACCCACCGGCTGGCACTGCCAGCGTTCGCCTTGTCCCAATGGATCACAGAGGTTGATCTGCCGCCGGGGAGCCTGATGGCCGCTTTGGCGGCCCGAAAGCCATACAACACTCCAATGGAGAAAAGCAGGGGGCGTATTCGGCGCTATCCATCCCCCGGCAACACTATTCCCAACACTCGTAGAGACCACCACTTGAGTGGTACGCTGACCCACGGCCACAAGGACAGCACCAAGACCAACAAGAAACGGTGGGTGCCCTTGAACGCCAGAGCCAAAGAGCTGATTGAAGCTCAGCCCCGCGAGGGGAGGTACATCTTCCCGTGGAACCGCTACGCCTTCCAAAGCTTCTTTCGCAAGCGGGTGGACGAGCTGCACAGCGCGGGGCTTGTCAAAGCCAGGTATCGCCCCTACGACCTGCGCCATGTGGCCATCAGCCGTTGGCTAGAAGCTGGCATCCCAGTAGCCCAAGCATCGGCATGGGCAGGCAATTCCAGCGAGGTCATCTGGAAGCATTACGCAGGCACCACAACGGAATACGTCGTGCCGGTGCTCTAGGGGAAACCTAGTAGGCGCGTCTGCTGCCCATGGCCGTCAAGGCAAAAGCTGGCCTCAACGGCACCATCCGCAAAGAGCCCGTCCACCACAAGACCACCCAAGGGTCAGGTCGTGGCAGTCGGGCAAAGGCCGGTAAAAAGCCGTACCGAGGCCAAGGCCGCTGATGGCCATCTCTGACGAAATCGAACTGTTCCTGCGCAATGCCCTGCGGTCTAAAGCCGTTGAGGACCGCCTGATCCGGCAAGCGCTCCGCGAACTGCGCACCACCATGGCCGCAGTGGAGCGCATCGTGGCCCAGTCCGGCACGCTGGCCCTAGGCCCCAATCGAGAGAACACGATCCGCGCTGTAGTCAATGCGGTGGCCCGCAGCGTGCAGCAGACCTGGGGTGTGCCGGCATTAGCAACGTTGCAGGAAGCCTTGACCCCGTTCGTTGAGCAGCAGTTGACCTTTGCTCGCCAGATGGTTGAGGCGGCAGGCGGCACGCTCACCGCTGAAGGTGCGGCCAGCGTTCAGGTGCGCCAGGTGGTCAACAACGCCGTCGTCAATGGCAAAACCTTGGCCGACACGTTGACAGCGACGTTGCCTGCTCAGGTGGCCGACCGGGTGGAGCGCTATATCCGGCTGGGGCTGTCGGATGTGGGCGGTGAGGTGATCAGCACCTTTGAGGATGCGGTGGTCAGGCGGGTGGAGAACAACGTGGAGGCCGTTATCCGCACGGGCGTGCATGAGGTGGGCAATGCAGCTCAGCAGGCCATTTACGAGTTTGAGACAGACCCTGACTGGCTAGGGGAACAGGGTTTGGTCTGGACGGCAGTGCTGGATTCAGCGGTGTGCCCAATCTGCATTGGGCTTGATGGCAAGCGGTTTGACACCAGCTACCGCAAGGTCAGCCCGCACC